GTCCAGAAGCGCGGTCAGCTCCGACCATGCGTCGTGCCGGTCCGGCCCGCCCTCGATCACGACGTGATCGACGAGCCAGCTTTCCAGCCCGCGCCCCCAGGCCCAGACGTCGACCTCGATGCGGTCCTTCTGCACGTCGGCCCCAGCGGTCAGGAGCAACCCGCCCGCAGGCACCGTGCCCGATTTCCAGCGCTCGCGCCGGTCGTAGAGCCGCTGCCAGTCCGGCGCTTCCCCGGTTTCCACCCAGGTTTCGCCGAGGATCGTGTTGCGAAACGCCTTGATCGCCTCGTCCGACCCTTGGGCCGCTTCCCATGACCGCACGATCCGCTCCCAGCTCAGCCAGCCGATCGGCGAGTAGAGCGCCGAGAGGTGATACCCGACCGTGGTCGGATCGGTGGCGACGGCCGTCGCGCGCCATTCGCCGCCCCCCAACATTGCCGTCTTGTGGTGTTCGCCGATGGGCTGATCACAGCCCTCGCAGTGATATTCCGCCGTTTCCGGCCGCCCTTTCTGCCAGCGCAGCCGGTCGAACTTCAGCCATTGGGCATGGCCGCAATGCGGGCACGGCACGAAGAACCGGCGCTGATCGCTGGCCTCGTATTCCCGCTCGATCCGGCTCAGACCCCGAATGGTGGGCGTCGAGACCAGGAACACCTTGCGCCGATGGGCGAAGGTCAAGGATCGGGCCTCGGCAAGCGTCACCGGGTCGCCTTCCTCGTCGGCCGAGGCCGGATAGGCATCGACCTCGTCGAGGAAGATGTACCGCGCCGGGGTGGACCGCAGCCCGACCGCCGAGTTTGCCCCGGTCATGATCAGGATGCCGCCCGCGAATTCCTTCGACAGCATCGTGTTGCCCGCATCACGGGATCGCGCAGGCTTCACCCGGTCCCGAAGGTCGGGGCTTTCGTCGATCAGCGGATCGATCCGCTGGCGCGAGTTGCGTTTCGCCAGTTCCACGGTCGGCTGGACCGCCAGCATCGGGCCCGGCGCCTGGTGGATGGCAAAGCCGATCCAGTTGTTGCCCGCCTCGGTCGCGCCGACCTGTGCGGCCTTCATGAACACGATGCGCTGCATCACATCGCCGGGCGACAGCCGGTCCATGATCTCGCGCATGTAGGGCGTGCGCGCCGTGCGATAGCGGCCTGGCTCGGCGGAAGCGCGGCCCGACAACATCCGGTGCTTGTCCGCCCATTGCGACACTGTCAGGTCCGGATCGGGCGTTAGCCCCGCGCCCCAGGTGCGCAGGATCTCCGCTGCGCCGTCGAAATCGGTCAGGCCATCATCATCACCGGAAGTCAGGCCGGACCTCGGCAAGCTCAATGAGGTGGGCGCGTACATGTTTTTCCAAGGCCTTCTGCATCGCGGCCGGTTCCACGCCCAGTTCCGCCGCCATCAGTGCCGACGAGCGCGCGGGCCAGTTCACCCAAGCATCCCGCATCTCCCGCGCCAGCCGGAACACCAGCGACAGCGCCCGGGCCCGCTCGATCAATTCCCCCTTCAGCTTTTGCAGCCGGATCCGCCGCTCCTGGGCTTTCAGCACCTCGTTGGCGGTCTTGGCCTGCAGGTACGTCGTGCCGCCGCCAACGGCGGGGACCGCCAGACCCTGTTCGCGCAGCGTGTCGCCGACGGCGGTCACGGCCGCCTCGGGGACGGGCTTCAGCTTCGGCGCAAGCGGCTTGCGGGTCTTTGACGGGTCCGTCGTTTCGGCGCGCCGGGCATCGCTGGCGGCCGCATTGATACTGCCATCCGCGAACAGCACAAGTCGTTCGGCGGTCTTCGCCTTCTGGATCGCGCCCCGCGACAGCCCGACATGCGCGGCGTACTGGCGCTCGCTCATGCCCTGCATTGGCGCCTCCGATTATCATGCCAAAACATATTCTTATCGAGTTGATAAGCGTCCCGGACAGAGCGAACTTGTCTCCACAAGAACGATGCAACTCACCACGGAGCCACCAAGATGACCCGCCGCGCGACTGACAGTGAGACCGATCCCGCCACCGGTTCGAGGGATCGGTCGAACAAAGCCCTCGATGCCTTCATCGGCAAGAAGGCCGCGATCGACGCGATGCTCGCCCGACTTCAGGCGCTCAGCGACGACCATTTCAACTGCCATCCCGACGAGGTGGGCTGGGCGATGGTCGGAACGCTCGAACACTACGCCAGCCTCCTGAAGCGCATTACCGACAGCGCCTTCGGCGAGGGCGAATACGCCCGTTGATCTCCGGCACCGCCGGAACTCCTGCCGCGCCGAGGCGCGGCTCGGGGTCGTAGAAGGCGCCACATGACGCGGGCCCGAATACGGAGACGACCCCATGACCAAGCTTTCCGACACCCAGCTCGTGATCCTCAGCGCCGCCGGGCAGCGCGAGGACCGCAACGTCCTGCCGCTCCCCGGCTCGCTCCGCGGCGGCGCCGCCGCCAAGGTGGTCGGCGCGCTACTCTCCCGCGGGCTGATTGCCGAGACACTTTCCGACAGCCAGACCAAGGCCGACGCCGCGCTCAACCGCATCTGGCGCAACGACGAGGACGGCCGCGCCATCCTCCTGCACATCACCGACGCGGGCCTCGCCGCCATCGGCGTCGAGCCGGAAGGCGGCGACAGCCCGCCCACGGGCGCCGACGAGGCGCCGAGCACGGAACCCCCGCGGGACACTCCCGCTGAGGCCGACCCCGCGCCCAAGGCGCGCACACCGCGCGCGGGCACCAAGCAGGCCGCCCTGATCGCCATGCTGCGCGCGCCGGATGGCGCGACCATCGACGAGATCGCCGCCGCCTTGGACTGGAGGCCGCACACGGTGAGGGGTGCGCTTGCCGGCGCGCTCAAGAGAAAGCTTGGGCTCGAGGTGACCTCCGAGAAGGTCGAGGGCAGAGGAAGGGTTTACGCCATCCGCTGAAGGGCGGACGCCTCGACACGCATCGAAACAGGCGCTATATTCGCATTCCATTCGATGCGCGTCGGGAGCCCAGCCATGAACATCACCAAGGACATCAGCCCGCTGACCGAATTCAAGCGGGATTCGGCACGCATGATCGCGCGCATCAAGGAAACCGGCCGACCGCAGATCCTGACCGTGAACGGCAAGCCCTCCGTCGTCGTGATGGATGCCGCCGCATGGCAGGAGATGCAAGACCAGCTCGACCATGCCGAAGCGGTCGCGGGTATCCGGAAGGGTCTGACGCAGGCCCGTGCCGGTGAAGGCGTCGAGGCGGGCCAGTTCTTTGATGGCCTCGCCCAGACCAAATGACCACGCCTCTGCCCGTGATCATCACGCCGAACGCGGCGGATGATCTGACCGCGTCATGGAATTATCTGCGCGACCGCAACCCGAGGGCAGCAGACGAATGGTTGGCGGGCATCCGCGACACCATCCTCGCCCTTGGCGCAATGCCCGATGCGCATCCGATTGCCCCGGAATCGTGTGATTTCGACTTGGCCGTCCGCCGTGCGCTTTACGGCAAGGCGACACGCTGGCGCATCTACTACGGCGTCATCGACGGGGCGGTTCAGGTTCTTCATGTCCGCCACGGTCGCCGGAGCGATTGGCAACCCTGATCCGTTCGAACAGTCGCCGCAAGGCGAAGGATCTGATGATGCTGATCCCGGTGAACAGCGCGCCCATCTTAAGGTTCTGCGCCAGCGTCGTGTGAAGCCCGAAGATGGGAAAGATCAGGATCTGCGTGACCACTGCAACGCCATAGCCGACGATCACGTTGGCGACCGACTCGACCATCGACATGAGGCGCGACTGCTTCATGTCGCCACCTCATCTACCGGCCAGCAATTCAACTGCCAAAGTTCTGAGCGCATGCGCTGCAACCAGGGGGACCACGCCGTTGCCACAGAGGCGAAGCCGGTCCACCCGGTGGGCCAGCCTATCAGCGCCTCGACGAACAGCGGGTTCAAGGTTCGGCGCGCATCGGAGGTATCGCTCCCAGCCATCGGCGTCACCAGGACCTGGCGGCCAAGCAGGCCGTTCACCGGCGTGTTCGCCAGTGTCGTCGCCCCGTCCTTGTGATCGCGCGCCGTCGGCGTCATCCACATCTGGCTGGCGTGGGTCAAGTCTGCCGTCCGCCGGTTGCCCGCGCTCGGTTTGCAGCCGTCGTTCGCCATCGGCGTCGGCCAATCCCGGGCCATGCGGTCCAGACCCTTCTCGTCCTTTCGCTCGCCACCCCGGCTGCGGAAACTGTCGGTCTGCGGCGTCGGCCAGAGTGCTGCAGTGGTGGCGAGGCTCATCCCATGCTGACCCGCTTCCTGCGAGGGCGTCGGTTTCGTCTGCCGGTTCTCGTTGGCGCTGGCCCGAGGCGTCGGCCAGAGCCGCAGCATTTCCGTCCGGTTCCCGCCACTCGACCGGGTTCCAGAGCAGGCGCGCGGGGTCGGCCAGTTCGTCGCCCTCACGGATGGCGAGAATGAACAGCCGTTCGCGCCGATGGGGCGCGCCGACTTCCGCCGCCGTGAAGAGGCCTGCCGCAAGTTTGTAGCCCATGCCGACCAGTCCTGCGGCGACTTCGGGGAATCCGAGCCGCAGATGATGGGCGACATTTTCAAGGAAGACGAAGGGCGGCTCGACCTCGCCGATGATGCGGGCGACGTGAGGCCAGAGGTGGCGCGGATCCTCCCTGCCGAGCCGTCGGCCTGCGACGGAAAATGGCTGGCAAGGATACCCGGCCGAGAGGAAATCCACCGCGCCGCGCCAAGGGCGGCCATCGAAGGTTCCAATGTCATCCCAGACAACAGCCTGATCCAGGGACGCATCTTCCATCCGCGCCACGAGAGTGGCTGCGGCGAAGGTCTCCCGTTCGACATGGCCCACAGCACGATATCCGGGGATGGCAAGCTGCAATCCGAGGTCGAGCCCGCCTGCGCCAGAACAGAGGGAGAGGCCGAACAGGCATGCGTCTCCGGTTCCGGAATGGTTTCCGGAGGAAGGTAAAGCCAGGTCATGCATGCCTCAGGCTGCGGATTTCTGTTTCGGATCGGTGGTGGCCTCGGCCGGGTTCTCGCCCAACCGCTCGGCCTTCACCTGCGTGAAGGATCGGCCATCACCATCGAGGATCGCGTCGCGACCGGTTTCGGCCTGCCAGCGCTCGACGGCGACGTCGATGTAGGCCGGGCTGATCTCCATCGCGAAGACGCGCCGCCCGTTGGCTTCGCCCGCCATGATCTGCGAACCCGAACCACAGAACGGCTCGTAGCAAAGCCCGCCCCGCGCCACATGCTGGCGCATCGGGATCCCGAACGCATCGAGCGGCTTCGGCGTCGGATGGTCGGGCCGGTCATCCTTGGCAAAGCTTGGCAGCGCCCATGTCGATGGCAGGGTTTCCTCGGCCACCTTCGGCGGGCGATTGCCCCTGATCCAGCCCATGAAGCAGGGCTCATGTTTCCACAGGTAATGCGACCGGGTCAGAACCCCGCGGTCCTTCACCCAGATGATCTGCTGATGGACGAAAGCCCCCGCCTTTTCCCAGCA